CTAAAAACTGTTTAGCCATTTTTTACTTCCTACCATCCAAAAGGACTTGATCTAACTTAGCATCTAATGCATCAATCTTGTCTAATATTCTATTAATGTTTGATGATACTTCTGATTTAGTAACATACTCTTTAGCTACTTCTTCACGGGTCTTATTAAGTAGTAACTGTAATCGTTGCACTTCCAAAAACAAACCTCTAGCTAGAAATCCAGCTACAGCTAAGGCGGTGGTAAGCCCTACATTCCAAATAGTATCCATATCCATTATGTATTTATCTCATAGTATGTTACAAATATTGCGCCTTGCGACCCGCTTGATGTAGAACCTGCGCCACTTTCACTTGAGGAGCCACCTGACCCCGCACCATAATTTGAGCCACCATTAGAAGCACCAGCAGCACCACTAGAATGTTGTACTCCCGCACCTCCTTGGAATGTTGCAGTCACATCTGACCCCCACTCACTAGGCTTTGTAGGTGCCGCTGTTGTGCTTGTTGCCGCATAACCTGCTTGGCTTACTGTGTATCCATTTGCACCGCCAGAGCCTAAGTTTGGAGAACCACCTCCACTAGCTGCAGAACCATCTCCACCTATATTAAAGCCTGGGCCATACCCACCCGTATAGTTACTTTCACCGCCTGATCCTGTGCCGCCAAAGGATTGAGAGCAATATCCCCAACCTGCTGTCAAAGGGCTACCTGCCGCCTCTCCCGCTGTCGTACTCAATCGACTTGGGAAACCTCTAGTCCCACCACTTGCAGAAATTGTTGTACCAGTTCCGTTAGGGTTAAATGTAGTCGTCCCGCCGTTGCGTCCCGTGATGATATAGCCGGAACTTGAAGGATAACTTATTCCTGCACCACCACCACCAATAGAAATAGAGGCAGATGTAATTCCATCGTTTTGAACATTATATCTGCGAAAGGCTACGCCCCCTGCACCGCCACCTGATGCTACTTTTTCACGATCTCTATCTGTAGAGCAACCTCCACCAGAGCCACCACCACCCAACACATACACATGATATTGAACACAACCAGACTGTGCTGGTGTCCATGATGTGCCGCTTGCTATAGTTTGAGTAGTACCTTTCTTTTTTAATATTCTATTTGCTGTTCTATAAGAGGATATAGATGTTGAAACCCCTGATGCAGGTAAGCTGTCAGGAACAGCATTAGCTCCACCATTAAAAGTACCATTAAGGCTTACTGCACCTGACTGACCATAGTAAGTTCTAAGGTCACTTAAAGATATAGCCCCGCTTGGTTTATTAAGTGTATCTAAAGAAGTAACTGTCATTATAAAGTACCAAATGCTGTTACATCATCTGCTACTGTCAGTGCTCCTGCAGTAGTTAGTTTTAATACTGTGGTTGTACCATACTTAATTACAAGATTGTTACTTGCGTCTACTTCAAAAACCCAATCAGATGCACCTTCAGTCAGCTTAATACTAGAGGATACTTCTAAGTCTGTAGTCCCTATACTATCAGAAGCATTTGCGGATATTACACCTGTTGAACTATTGTAGCTAATACCATTACCTGCAGAAACAGATGACCTTGCTCTAGTGGTAGTAAAGTATTGGTTAGTGCTACCTTCACTTAAACTATCTGTGTTGTGATTAGAAATACTAGATACAGTACCTGTAACATTACCAGTTACGCCACCTTCTAAATCAGCTACAAGTGTCCCTTTAGTAATAGTAAGATCACCTGTAGATGCACCCGTAAATGTACCTGTACCTACAGTAAATTTATCTGCACTTTCATCCCAACCAATAAAGGCATTATTAGATGTACCACGTTCAATAACAATACCAGCATCATTGGCAGGTGTACCTGATGTACCAGTGCCTAATTCAATAAGACTGTCTGCTACAGTGGTGTTGGTAGTATTAACTGTAGTAGTTGTGCCGTTTACTGTAAGATTACCAGAAGCAGTGATGTTGTTAAAGGTTACGTTTGAGTTTGTAGCCACAGCTTGACCAATGGCAACAGTAGGTGTAGCGCCCTCTCCTGAGTTATTAGTAAGAGTAACACCTGTACCAGCAACCAAGCTACTTACATAATTACCTGTGGTATCAGTACCCAGCGCAACAGAGTTTGCCTGTATTGTAGTTGCTATTGATACATTACCAGACCCGTCTACGCCCGTTACCGAACCAGCAACATCTCCTGTTAAGGCAAAATCACGACCTGTCTGCCATGCACTAGCTGTAGTAGCATTACCTGTTACAGACCCTGTAAAGCTTGCATTTGTTCCGTCAGTCCCACTATCAAGAACACTAGTACCGTTTGTACTCTTCACGTCACCAATCAAGTTACCTGTGATGTTCTTACTAGATCCAGTTACAGTAAGGTCACCGTCTATGTCTACATCACCACCAATGTTTACGGCACCAGCCACACCCACGCCACCATCAACAATAACAGCACCCGTAGTATTAGATGTACTTGCTGTGGTGTTGTTAAAATTAACTGCCCCTGTTACATCTAACGTACCTGCCACAGTAGCATTACCTGCAAGTGTAGCATTTGCATCTGAGAATGTAATAGCAGTGGTGGGGGTAGACCCAGATTTAATTACCGTTTGTCCTGAAGAGTTTGATATACCACCAAAAGTAGTACCATCATCCTTAAGTGTAATATCACCGCCGTTGGCATCAAGAGTAATATCACCTTCAGCATCAACAATTAGATTACCTGCAATATCTAAAGTTAGATCACCTGTAGATACATCAATCTCATTATCTGCTAAGCTTAAATAACCATTCTCACCTACAGTAATTGCATCGGCATTTAAAGTACCATCAAAAAAGCCATCCTTAAACTGTACGCCAGATGTACCTAGATCAAGGGTGTTAGTTGTTTTAGGTTGTACATCTGTAGCGGATACAACAAGGTCTTGGCTAGGTCCAACCTTAGTAATAGGAGCACCCTCACCTGCAGTGCCATCATGCCTGTGACCTGTTGAAGCATTAAAGGCACCCTCTAATGCATTATATTCTGCGTCAAAATCATCTGCGTCAATAACGTTACCATTGGCAATGTTGTTCGCCGTGTCTTGTCTGGTGTAACCTGCCATGTTGTTTCCTTACTGTCTATCTTCTTGACTAAACTCTAATAAAGCAGTGTCAAGTGTAAAAGTTGGGTTTGTTGTAGCGTCTTCTATTCTTAAAGATATTGTCTTACCTGATCCTATTATATTAGTATTGTATACTTTATCTAACTCGCCCCCAAATGTTGAGGTGTTAAATATAGAATTAGAAGCGCCGAAGAAAAATATGGAAGAACCTGTTCCTGTTATTTGTTGCGTTGAAGGTTGTACTACTTTAGTATCTGTAGATGAATCAAAGTCGTATTTTATATTTAATGTTAAGTTCATACTAGCAGAGGGTTCTACATATAAAGTAAGTTTATAAAAAGTTTTACGTACTTGTGGATCAGTTATTGGCATAAATGGAGATTCATAAATTGCCTTAATAGTAGAGCCATCAAACGTTGACCCACTTTCCATAGTATAAACATAGCCATCCTCATTAGCAAAGGCTACTGTCTCTAGAGTGGAGGTATATCTACTATCTGCTATGCTCGCTTTTATTCCTGTGGTTGTAGACCAGTTAAGACCATCTGCCCCTTGAGATATAAATTTAGTTGCTATTAGACCTTTAGCAGTATCTTTTGTTTCAGACTCTGTATATGCAAATATTCTGTACTGTGCCTTTTCCCTTAATACTACAGAAGAAAAAGTGGATGTCTGGTTTATAAAGGTACTAACGTCTTTGAATATCTTATCTGAGGTTACACCTAAACCAAAGTCACCTATTCTTTCTGTGGCGCTTAATAGTCTAATACCATCAGGTGCAAGATACATAATGTCTCCACCTACTTCCTGTATTGTATCTCCATTAATACAACCCATGCGATCCGTTATAGGGGAAACAGTAAAGTCTGCTGAAGTATTACCTGTTAATCTTTTAATACTATCTTCTGTAAAGATAATAAGTTGGTCACGAAATACTACTAACCCTGTAATGTCATTTGCTACATTTATAGACCCTGCACCGTTTGCTGAATTAAAATCATCTACAGTAAAGGGGGCAGTAAAAGTAATAACATTATCTTTAGCATAGAAAGCTGTGTTTTTAAATATAGCTACGTGTTGTGTGGCGCTTATCGCTGTACTGTTTGAGGCCGATAGAAAGGTAACAGAATTACCTGATGTATTATATATTGCAGGATAATTAGTACCATCAACAAATATAACTTTATCATCACCGTCTAAGTTATATAATACACTTCTAGCCTTGCCACCGTTAGCACCAGCACTAACAGCCATAAAAGTCCATGTTGTACCCGTACTATAGTAATAGGCTGTTTTATTTAAATCTGGTGTATCTAAATGCCTAAAGGTTAAAGCTACGTCATTTGCTAGAGTTTGCGCAGAGGACAAAACTAAAGTGTTTTGATCTGTTACTGTGGTAACAGTTACTGTTCCAGATATACCTGTACCAGTAACAACCATGCCAACTTCAATAGTACCAGAATTACCGTCTACTGCTAGTGCTGTTGATGAGCTTATCGCACCATTTACAGAGGCTGTTGCTGTAAGGGCTGTTATCGCACTATTATCTACCTTACGTGCGGCAACTATTCTTGCAGAGCTTATGACTTTAAGTGCTAAGACAGGACCGGAACCTGGAACTTCAGTAGAACTATACTTCGAGTATCCTAGTATCTTAGAATAACCACCTTCCTTATTAACTTCAAAGTTTTGCAATAAGGTAGCAGAACCTACAGCATTTGTACCATGCTGCAAAGCACTTAGGTTGGAAATAAGACCACCCTTAAATTCAATGGGAAATGTTTGCCACTGTGTAGCCATTAGTAATATACTCTTGTATCTCTAACGTATTCGGTTCTATTTATGTGAAGAGTCCGTAAGTGTTTGATCCCCTGTTGAAACTTATTTAGTGATAGTTGCGCTGCTTGCATGTCAGAACGAAACTGATATACGTAGTACATAGCACCATCAATAATTATGTAACGGTATTGATCTGGTAGATTGGGTACGTCTGTTGCATTTTTTAATTCATACGTTGTACGATAATATTCATATACTACTTCATATGCTTTGTCTGGCGTAGGGTAGAATATATACTCACGGCTAGGAGTTCTAACCACATGGGTAGGAACTGTTCTAATACTTGTGTTAGTGTTATACTCTGAATCTACGTGTTTGTCAAGATACTCTTCGTAAGACATGACTTTTAATTTAACAGTATTTACATTTAAACTACTATTACGTTTAATACGAAAGGTGTTCATATTTACTGTCTTAGAGTCATAAGGCATACTATAGCGAGCTACACCAGGAGCAAGTAACTCTGTTTCCTCCACATGGTTCCAAGGCCATTCAAACTCTTCTTGGTTGATATGCCTAATGGATGCATTGACTGCATCTTTAGCAAAGCTATAGTAACCAGTAGTCGTAGTAAAGTTTGCGCTAGTAAGTTCTACTTCATTTAATCTACGGTTGACATCATTTACTAAACCTATATAATCATAAGCCATTCTTACTTCTCCCTAATACGTAAAAAGATAGAACGTTCATAAGCAAGGCCAGCACTTGTAGTAATCTTACAGCTTACAGTATAACGGGTATTGTTTGTACCTAATCCAAACCTAGCGGTTGCTACTTGACCTGAGATAGTACCCTGCAAAAACTGTAGTCCGTTTACTATTTCAGTATTTGAAACTACTTCTTTATTACCATTAGCATCAATAATACTCCACGTAACAGCAGAAATACCGTCCGTACCTAAGAAGCGGGACCAGTCTACACTGTAGTCCACTACCTCATCCTTATCTTTATCGGGCCATTTGTATGACATAATTATTCCTTACGCTGCTATATAAACAGTTGATGGTTCAATATTCATTGGGGCAATATATACTGTGTACGATTCTGGTTGTATATACACTGTTGTATTGTTGTCTTGTGGAGCAATGTATATTACTCTTGATGGTGAATAGGTAGCATCAAATTGAACTATGCTACCAGTTACTATAACATTATTTGTATTAGCTGTCAAGCCATTAATAGTAATTGGTGTAGATGTACCAATACCTATACTCTGACCATTAAATGTAAAGGAGCCTGTACCTGACTGGATACTAACAGCTTTTTCTAGGCTTACATCTTGTCCTGTTAGTGTAAACAGACCAGAGCCATGTACCTTAGAAAGGTTACTGTTTATGTTCTGTCCAGATAGACTGTAGCTACCATTATTAGCTACGATATTTCTACCAATATTTAGTGTAGCGTCTTGGCCTGATAGTGTAAAGCTACCATTAGATGCAACCATAATTACAGAAATGTTTAGGGTTACATCTTGACCTGTTAGAGTGAAGGTACCAGCAGCACTATCAATAACAGGTATAAACGTTGTAAAGTTTACATCTTGCCCTGTTAAACTATAAGACCCTACATTTGCGTCTATAGTTTTATTTACAGCAAAGTCAACGTCTTGCCCTGTAAGACTTACTGTACCTTGTTCTGCACGTAAGGTAGGTGCATCAAGAGTATCTTTACCTGTTAAAGTAAAAGTACCTACATTAAGATCTAAGGTTAATGCTTTTGTTAAAGTAGTGTCTTGACCTGCAAGGCTAAATCCACCAAAGCCTGCTGCTACAAATAGAGCTTTATTAAGGGTTACATCTTGACCAGTAAGGGCAAATGTACCTCTTTCAAAGACCTCACTTATACCCTCATTAATATCTTGGCCTGTAAGGGTAAATGATGCTAAACCAGCAGTAACATTTAAATCTTTAGCAAAGTCAACGTCTTGACCTGTAAGGCTAAAGCTTCCTTGCTGAGAATCTAAAACAATGTCTTTACTTAAGGTAACGTCTTGGCCCGATAGAGTGAAACTACCTTGGTCTAAGATTATGCCTTGACCTAATATAAAGCCAACATCTTGACCAGTTAAGCTAAAGGAGCCAGATGCTAATGCTACATCTATGCCTTCATTAAAGCCAACATCTTGACCTGTGAGACTAAACGTGCCTACATTTGCACTAACCTCTAAAGCTTTGTTTAAGCTAACATCTTGACCTGTTAGAGCAAAAGAGCCTGTACCTGCAACAAGGTTAAATACATTTATACTGGCGTCTTGACCTGTAAGTGTAAACGTACCTACATTTGCATCAATAATATTAAATACATTTACACCAACGTCTTGTCCAGTTAAGGTAAATGTACCTGTACCTGCACTAATATTTAATGCTTTAGTAAATTCAGTGTCTTGACCAGAGAGTGTAAAGGAACCTTGATCTGCACCTACAATTAGGTCTAATATAAACTCAGAGCTTTGCCCTGTTAATGTATAACTACCATTATTTAAAGCACTGTCATATTGTAGAAATACATCTGATGTTTGACCTGATAGTGTAAAGCTACCATTGTCTGCTGCAATGTTTAAACTCTTAGTAACGCCAACGTCTTGACCCGTTAAGGTAAACGATCCTGCCGCTAAATTTAGTTGTTTAAATAGATCCGGCCCAGATAGGGTAAAGCTACCATAGGCCGCATCCATCTTGTAGGCATTAAGCCCTACGTCAGCAAAGGGGGCGGCTGCTAATGGATGAAACCCTAACATACGTTAGCCTTTCAGTGGTGCAGATGGAATGTTACTGCTTTCGTCAGCGGCGGTGTAGCGAGCCAAGCCTTTGGTGATGCGCAAATCTTGAGCATAACCATGAAGTGTATAAATACCGCTATTTAAATTATTTAACGAAGCATAATAGTCTCCTAAAACAGGTCTTCCTTGAACATATGTCTGTGCAGATGTCCAAGTACTTCCAACCTGATAGCCATCAACATAAAGTTTATGGTCATTACCGTTTCTAGTAAGAGCAATATGGTGCCATGTATTAAGTGTAAGAACATTTGTAGATGTGATTACATCTGTATTATTAACATAATATCTTAGGCCAGTGTCTTGAGTATAAAGGTGAGGTACTGCTTCGTTGGTGCCCGCTCTTAAAAATGAAAATAAATTTCTACCACTACTTAAAGTCTGAATATAAGCCCATAATTCTATTGTCCAATCACCTGTTCCAAAGTTAAATATTGGATCATCGTAGCCTGGAGTAATTAAAACGCAATCTCCGCTGCCATCAAGAAAAACTGAATTTTGTAATGATATATTAGTATTGTTAGGGGGTGTTGGGCTACTAGCACTCGTAACTGCCGCCGCTGTACCAACCAGCTTCAGATTACTCACCTGAGACTTATCAATGACATGAGCGTCTGTGCCTTTAAGAAGAAGTGAAGTGTTGCTTGCAGTAATGCTGGTATTTACGTTAGTGGTGCTTGGGTAAGTCCCGCCTGTGGTGGTTAGTGGGCCTGATGGTGGAGTAAATGCACCAGAGTAAACGGCTGTACCTTTGACTATTCTAAAATCAGAAATATATCCGCCGAATATTTCACTATACCCTCTTGTAAATCCAATAGAGAGAGGCTCATCTATCTCAGATATACTTGCAGTTTGAGAAAGCACCTGAGTGCCATTTACAAAAATTTTAATATTTGTGCCATCATATACCCACGCACAATGGCTCCAAGCATTACTT